CTTTGCCGAAGAGATTACCAAGGCAGGTAAGGCAGATGCTGCCGAACGTGCCTTCCAAGGTGCAGCCCGCGAACAAGATGATTACCGACGCTTGATGTCACTGTATGGCGAAACCGCTGGTACAGAAGACTTAGCTCGTGAATCACTTGGTCTTGCAGGTGGCACTGAAGTTGGTATCAAGACTAAGAAACTTGCATCAAGAGAACGCGCCAAGTTCCAGCAACGTGGAGCAATTGACCGCGCATCGTTAGGTTCTCGTTTAAGAACACCTGACGTTTAATAGATTCCGTCCCAGACCGTCCAGCCCTGGTGATGTGTATAAGTCTGGAAGTCATCACGTCTACGAATCACTACCCCTGGTGAGGAGTACGTGTGGTGCAGAACCCGATGAGGGTTTAACTACTAATAAAGGGAGAAAACAATGGCAGAAGAATACCTAGAGTACGACTACGAAGATGAAGACAATGGCAGTGGAACTGACCTTGTAAAGAAACTTCGCAAACAGATTGACGCACTTTCTAAGCAAGTCAAAGAACGTGATGAAATCCTTGCAGAGTTCACTACGCAAAGTCACGAAGCATCCGTTGGCGAAATCCTAGAAAGTTTCGGACTCAATCCACGAATCGCAAAATTCATCCCAGATGAAATTGAAGCGGACGAGGATGCTGTCGCACAATGGTTAAATGAATACGGCGATGCATTCGGTATCGAAGCCGTTGAAGAAGGGGATTCGTCCCCTGACGCTCAATCATATGAGCGAATGTCAGACTTTGATAATGGAGATATTGACCCATACGTGGGTCAGGACTTAGCTTCTCGTATTGCGAACGTAGGTTCGCCAGAGGAATTAAGTAATCTACTCAAAGGCTGATACGTCCACAATCAACCCCAATTAGAAGGAAATCATGCCTACTACACCAGCAACGTCAACAACGACATCAACGATGTCGAACTTGATTCAGACGGCGTATGACAAGTACATTGAGTTTAACCTTCGCTCTGAGCCAATGTTCCGTAAGTTTGCGGACAAGCGCCCAGTCGATGTAACAAACCCAGGTAACACCGTCGTCTTCCAGGTCTATCAGGACCTATCACGTGCAACTACTGCACTAACTCAGACACAAGACCCAGACGCAGTAACACTTAACAACACCAACAAGGTGAATGTTACAGTAGATGAATACGGCAATGCTGTAATCACAACTGAGCGCTTGGCTCTTGAGTCACTTTCAGCAATTGACCCAGCTGTTGCAGACATGTTGTCATTCAACATGCGCGACTCTCTAGACTCTTTGGTCTGGGGCAAGCTGACATCTCTTGCAACAATGCGTTACACAGGTACAACTTCTGCTGATGAATCAACCATCAACGGTGAGAACGTATCTTCAAGCACCACAGCTGCATACCTAACCGCTGCTCTTGCACGTAAGGGTGTTGCCAAGCTTCGTGGCGCAAACGTACAGCCACGTGAAGGCGGACTCTACACAGCACTAATTCACCCAGATGTATCTTATGACCTTCGTTCAGAAGCTCAATCATCTGGTTCTGCTGTATGGCAGTTGCCTCACACCTACACAGAGGCTGGCGTTGCCAACCTTTGGAATGGTGAAATCAGTATCTACGACCAGGTTCGTTATATCGAATCTCCACGCTGCGAGTCAATCTCTGGCTCAGGCACTTCAAAGGTATACGCAACTGTTCTTCTCGGAAAGCAGGCTCTTCTTGAGGCTGTTTCTTACGAGCCAAAGACAGTTATCGGTCCTGTGACAGATAAGTTGATGCGCTTCCGCCCAGCGGGTTGGAAGGGTCTACTCGGATGGAACATCTTCCGTAAGGAAGCACGTTACGTCATCCAGACTAAGTCAAGCATCGCTTCCTAGTTTACAACGTGGGAGGGGTGGGCAACCACCCCTCTTCACGCAAGGAGAACAATGGCTAAAAAGAAAAAGGCTGAAGAACTACCGTTAGATTTCTTTACGCCACTCCAAGAGTATGCACATCAAGCACATGAATTGTATAACTCTTTTGCACAAGCAGGTTTTACAGAAGGCGAAGCGTGGGAATTAATGGTTCGTCATCTGCCCGATTGGGAATTAGAGTCACCAGAATTTACAGACAAGGATGAAGAATAATGCCAATGGTAGAAGGAAAGAAGTTTCCATACACAGCTAAGGGAATTGCTGCAGCCAAGAAAGCTGCAAAGAAGCATGAAAAAACTGAAGGCAAAATGGAAAGAAAAGTTGAATACGGCAAGAAGATGGCAGTAAAGAAGCCTAAGTTAAAGAGGACGTATTCAATCGATACTAGGAAAAGTCGGGGAGTATAAGAAGAATGGACCCAAGGCTAAAGAGGGCGGGAGTAGCAGGGTTTAATAAACCCAAGCGCACACCCAGCCATCCCACTAAATCCCATGTTGTCGTAGCCAAGTCTGGCTCACAAGTAAAGACAATTAGGTTTGGTCAGCAAGGTGTATCAGGCTCTCCCAAGAAGGCTGGAGAAACAAGGTCTTACCGCCAACGTCGCCAATCATTCAAGGCTCGTCACTCTAAGAACATAGCCAAGGGTGTTATGTCCGCAGCATACTGGGCAGACAAGGTGAAGTGGTAATGGCAAAGATATTTCGTGGACCAACCATGACAATCAAGCTTGGTCTTCAATATGACCTTTGGTTTGTTTCTTATCCATGGGGCAAGACAGTTGTTAAGAAGAATGGAACTTGGTCAACCATAGTTTCACCACAAGATAGCAGTTTGGCTGATTATGACAAGGTGCTTCGTGGTGGATATGACAACCCAATTACTGACGCAGAGGCAGCAGAGTTAACTGCTGCAGGATACGGTGAATACATTGTCGAAGTGTAGAAGTGGATGTACAACTCAAGACCATGAGTCTTGGGGGGATTGTCTTCGTGCAGCTAATCTAAGTATTAGCAATGAGCATGTATCAGCCGATATTAAAAATACAGATAAAGAATTGAGCGCATATCGTGACGCTCGCAAGCAAGGAATTCAACCTGCTTCAACAAAAATGAAAGACATTCAAAAAGCGGTCAGAGCATCTGACCTTATTGGAAGGGCAGCGCAAGCATAATGGCAACACTAAACCAGCTGACCGAACAGACCCTTGGCGAAGTTAATTCTTACGTCAAGAACCAAGAATCCGTTACGGTTATTACCAGCGCTACAACCGCTGGCGACGCAACCATGTTGGTTGATGATGCTACTGCGCTGAGCAAGGGCATCGTTGAAATAGATGATGAACTAGTCTACTTAAAGAAGATTATCCCAACCAGCGGAACTATTCAAGTCCTTGGAACTACTGGAAACATTATTGGTCGTGGCTGGCGTGGCACTACAGCAACAAGCCATGTGGTTGGTTCGGTTGTACGTAACGCGCTAGAAGATATAACTGGTATCTCATGGGATGTCCCAGACTCAACAGGCGTATGGCAGATTATTAAAAACTATCGAGTCGATAAAATTTATTATGACACTGACACTTCAACAATCAAGCAAGCTTTGATTCTAAAAGAATCACCAATGCCTGGTCGTACAGTCAATGTTCAATATACAAAGTTCCCAACAGTCATTACAGATAACCAAGAGTTAACTGCTAGTGGTCTTCCAGCATCTTGCGAAGATGTCGTTCGCTTAGGTGCTATGTATCGCCTACTTACAACAGTAGACCCTGGAAAGGTTACGGCAACTACAGTATCTGCAGATGCCCTCGACCAACCAGTTCAAGCTGGTGCTTCTACCAATGCTGCAAAGTATTTGTTCCAGCTTTACACCGTTCGTTTAGCAGAAGAAATCGCTAAGCAACAAGCCAACTTCCTAAACACAATACAGTATACGAGGTAATACATGCCAACAATTGCACGTTATTATAGCTCAACCGCTGCTAAGACAACACTGTCTAGTGCTATTGACGCTAGCACGACAAGCACAAGCTTGTCGCTGGCTGCTGCTTCTGGTTTACCATCGCAGTATCCATTCACACTTATTCTTGAAAAGGATACCGCTAACGAAGAAATCGTAACGGTAACCGCCCTCGTTGGTACTGCATATACGGTAACTCGTGGCGTTGATGGTACAAGTTCCAAGGCACACTCAGTTGGCGCAATTGTAGAACACGGTGTTTCTGCATTGGACTTTTCTGATTT